TCAATCGTCAGCGGCCATTGCGGCTACTATGGGCAAGGCTAAATTAACTGGTTTGGATAAGCACATTGTCGAAGTGTCTGGGCCTGAAGGTTCCGCAATCCAGATTCAGGAGTTGAGCCGCAAAGACTTCAAAGAGCTGCTGAAGAAGATCGAGGAAAAGGATGACTGCTGATGACCTGCTAGCCATTGGTGAGACTCCAGGAAGGGCTGAGTTGTGCGAGCGCGATCCGCTTTACTTCATGCGTTATTTCTTCAAGCAGCGAATGGGGAGTAAGATGATCGTCGCGCCTCACCATGAGGTAATCATGCGAACGATGAAGCGCGTCATGGACGGTGAAATAAGCCGCCTAATCATAAACGTACCCCCTGGTTACAGTAAGACAGAGCTTTGCACCATCAACATGATGGCGTATGGCCTCGCCATAAATCCACGCGCCAAGTTCCTGCATCTATCCTACTCTCACTCGCTGGCATTGTTGAATAGCTCGACGGCTCGCGGTATCGTGAAGTCTCCAGCATTTCAGGCAATGTGGCCTGTTGAGCTGAAGGATGATGCTGACTCTAAAGCTATGTGGTGGACTGAGCAAGGTGGCGGGGTTTATGCGACATCATCGGCAGGTCAGGTAACTGGCTTTCGTGCTGGGCATATGGAGAAAGGGTTCACCGGAGCCCTAATAATTGACGATCCGGTCAAGCCAGATGATGCTTACTCGGAAGTCATGCGCGGCGGCGTAAACAACCGATACAACGAAACTATCGCATCACGCCTTGCTGTTGAATCAGTGCCAATCATCGTTATCATGCAGCGCATCCACTGGGATGACCTTAGCGGTTATCTGTTGCGAGGCGGTAGCGGTGAGAAGTGGCATCATCTAAACCTTCCTGTAATCATCGACAACAATGACCAGTATCCGGAAGATTACACTCACGGCATACCAATCGAACACGGATTGCCTGATGGGTGGCTGTGGCCTGTAAAGCACGGGCCAGAGCAAGAGGTTGCACTTAAGTCTCACCGACGAAAGTTCTGGGCGCAATACATGCAGAAGCCCATCAAGCGTGACGAGGAAACCGCGCTATGGCCTGAGAGGCTGATTACTAAGTGCCAGTCGGTTGAGGTTGGAGTGCCGACTCGAACGATAGTGGCAATTGACCCGGCAGCCAGCAACAGCAAGACCAGTGACGCGCACGGCATTGTGCTGGCAAGAAAGCACGATTGCGGAAAGTTCAGCCTGTGCAAAGACCGGACTCGACACGGAAGCCCGAGCGAGTGGGCCAAGGCTGCAATATCGCTTTATGATGACTCCAATGCTGACGCCATCGTCATTGAGACGAACCAAGGCGGCGACATGTGCGAGGATACTCTACGCAACGCCGGATTCAATGGCCGCATCATCAGAGTTCACGCAAGCAAGGGCAAGGTGATTCGAGCCGAACCGGTTGTTGCGCTGTACGAGCAGGGAATGGTGAGACATGAGACTGGATTGCACGACCTGGAGGAGGAAATGATGGACTTCGACCCCGTTACAGGGCTTGCTGGCGGTAAGTCTCCGAACCGTGTTGATGCTGCTGTGTGGGCATTGACTGAGCTTGCCGACCTAAGCACATCACAACCCATGCTATTCATGCCGTCTAGGTACAGATAACAAAAAGGCCCGTTAGGGCCTTATTGTTTTGGTGTTGGAAGTGGCATCCAGTGTGTTGGCTCGTCATCTTCACAGAATCCGCCATCATATGAGCACCACGAAGATCCAACATCAACCGTTGTTTTTCCAACGTAATTCCCATCGCAATCGTAGTGACTTTCTTCTTCCTGCCAGCTAACCCAAGCCCCTGAAGTTACGCGATCACCTTTCATCAGAATGATTTCCGTTCCGTCCTTTGGTGCCGACTCAATATCAAGCCATTCGCTCATCTCACCACCTCAATAATCAACCTATCGCCAGCGCAATCACTCAGGATTGCCACGTTGTCGCATTGGAATGTAACTGCGCTCCACCCCTCTTCCAGTAGCTCACCGATTGCGTGAGTTAGGGATTCGTATTTTGTTGGCTCTGGCTTATCAGCCAAGCGAAGTCTGGTTGTAATCACGGTTCACTCCTCTCTTTGATTGCCAGCATGACTCGGCGCTTGGCTTCGTCCATAATAATACTTACTATCAGTCGATTACCATCAGACTTTACCCAATCTGGAAGCTCTTCATAACACTCATCAGCAGCAACATTTACAGCATCATCAAACTCATCCATCTCACCAAGCCGCTGCGCGTACTCGTCGGCTTTCATGCTGTTGTAATCTGTCATATCCATCTCCTTCGTTTCGATAGGTCAATCATGACACCGCATTAAAACTATTACAACCCCTCTATGGTAAAATTCATGCATCAATCAGTGGGGTGACAGATGGAACAATCCAGAGCAGAAATTATCGTTAACCAGTGCCAGAGTGCGCTGGAGCGAATCAGGATGGCGCGAGTAAGTCAGGTGATGGGCTCTGACAGCAAGCACGGCAGTCTGTATCGAGTGTTTGGCCTGCCTACAGAGCTGACATTCGAGCACAAGAAAAACATGTACGACCGCAACGGCGTGGCTGGCGGCGCGATTGATAAGCTGGCTGGCAAGACATGGGAGAGTTATCCAGAGCTAGTCGAGGGTGAGCCGTCAGCTGAAAACAAGGTGGACTCTCAACTAGAAAAAGAGCTGCGCAAGTTCTGCAAACGAACCAAGCTGTGGCGGGCCTTCCGTGCTATGGATACAAAGCGCATGGTTGGCAACTATGCTGCGCTGATTCTGAGGATTGCTGACGGCCAGGACTGGAGTCAGCCAGCAACCAACGTGCGCCCTGACCAAATCGTTGGCTACATGCCAGTGTGGGAGTGCCAGCTTCGCGTTACAGATACGGAAATGGATCGCACCTCCGAGCGCTACGGTGAGCCAAAAGCATGGGCCTATCAGGAGATTGTCAGTTATGACAACTCGCTGAACACAAAGCCGGTGCAAGAGGTAAATATCCACTGGACTCGGGTGGTCTACTTCGGCGACGTGTTCACGGATGGCTCAACTAGCGAGTTCGGGAATAATCTGCTGGCTCGCGGGTTTAACGCATTCACCGCCATCGAGAAGATTAACCAATCCGGGGCTGAGGGCTTCTTCAAGAACGCAGCCCGCCAATTGCAGGCCAACTTCTCGAAAGAGGCACGCATGGACGAAATCGCCCGCATGATGGGGGTGAAAGTCCAAGAAATTAGCGACGCATTCCAAGCTGTTGGGCGAGACCTAAACAGCCAGTTCGACAGCTTCATGGTGACGCAGGACGTAGACGTTAACGCCCTGACGGTATCCATGCCCAATCCGCAGGAGTTCTTCGATTGCTGCCTGCAAGAGGCTTGTGCATCGCTTGGCGGGTTCCCAGCTACCGAGCTAACCGGACACATGACGGGCGAGCGCTCAAGCTCAGAGAACAACAATGTGATGGCCCAGCTCGCCACGTCTCGCCGCGCCAACGTACTCGATAACGATATCGAGGACTTCTTTAGCCACCTGTCTGATATCGGCTGCTTCAAAGGTGCTGAATTGTCTGCTGTGTGGGATGACCTACTCGACCCGTCAACTGGCGACAAGCTCGACAACGCCAAGAAGATGGCCGAGATTAACCAGATGGGCCTCGGTCTTGGTGAGCGGTACTACACACCACAAGAGATTCGCACCGAGTCTGGCATGGAGCCCGAGCCAGAGGATGGATTCGAGGAGTTGCCTGAGCCTGAGCAACAGCCAGAAGATGGCATCGAGCAACAATAAGAAAAGCCCCGTCATGGGGCTTTATCTATTCATCTATCTATTCACATTTTAGGCTTTATTCATTCAAATCAGCAGCTTACCAGAAATAAATCTATTCACAAAAATACCTCTATGGCCAAGATAAGGCAAGCGATACCAAGTATTAAAATCAACAAGCCTTCGATTGTTGGCTTCAAAGTGATAGCTCCTTAATCAAATCCTCAAGCTCTTGCTGCTTCTCGATGAATCGCCGCGCATCCTGACGCCGCCTGATTGCCTCCATGTCACCGGCATCCTTGCGACGCTGGCGTGAGTTCGGGAAAATCTTACTCATAGCTCAATACCTTTCATTGCTCGATATGCTCTCAGATACATGATTTCGATTATGACTTGCGGAGTGGCCATTCTTCACCATCCCTCATCGCCTCTTGCCACCCCCACCAGGCCGCCTCAGTCATGCGGCTCATGTACTCACCAGCTTCAATAACCTCAAGGTTGACGAATGTAATCCGGCGATTTGCGCGGGTTACGTCCATGCCTTTCAGCCTGTCTAGCTCCTCGAATCGTTCGCGGTTCATGATTAAGCCGCCACTATTCTGTAATGAGCTTCATTGTTCCACGCGAACTCTTCAATCCACGCTATGCATTCAAACCTGCTTCCAGCAAACATGGTGAACAGGTTGTTATCGATAACTTTGAATCTCTTGTTCATGTCGTTCTCCTTGGTTGGTGCTAATACTATTACAGTTATCCGGCTGGCGGTCAATGCTAAAATGAAGAAAATTGCACAGAGGATTTCATCTTGGCCTTTCCAAGTCCAAACATACTAGACCCAACCCAGCAGAAAGGCCGCGAGAAGCGAGCCTATGCCGATTTCCGCCGCAGGTTGCGAGCCATCAACGCAGAGATTCGGGAGCGAGTCATTGACCAGCTACAGCCGCGAGAGATTGCTGTTAATGGCCTTCGCGCCTACCTTCTCAATGCCGAGAAGGTTTACATCTACGAGCTAGACTATCTCCAGTTGCGGCGCATCGACGAGACTATCGCCGAAATAATCCAGCGCATTATGATGCAGCGCGGCGAGCAGTGGGATGTGTGGATGCAGCAATACACTGCCGAAGCATACCAGCAAGGCGCGGCCTATGCTCAATCGTCCCTGGCTGTGCAATCAGCAGTCTACTCTAGCGCATACAGTGATATTGAATCAGTTCTGTTCACGCCTGAGTATCAGCGCAGGATTGCTGTGGTAACGTCGCGCACGTTTAACTCAATGGAGAAGTTTTCGGGCGACCTGATAACCACAACCAGACAGATACTTGGCGACACCATAGCGCAAGGGAAATCACCAAGGTACGCCGCTGAATTGCTTAAGGGTTATTTGCTTGATAACAAAGGCGACAAGGAAGGTGCAGCTAGAAGGGCGGCAAGCCGCGCAGCAACAATCGCACGAACCGAACTAGGCGTAGCCTATCGCTCTGCCGTGATGGATGAATCGCAACGCGCTAGCGAATCTCTTGGGCTTGTCACGAAGCTGCTTTGGGTGTCTGCGCTTATGGCGACCACTCGCCGAAGTCATGCTGATAGGCACGGAAACCTCTACACACGAGCGGAGGTGACGGAGTTCTACAGCAAAAACGGCAACCCTATCAATTGTCGCTGCTCACAAGTGCCAACTGTGGTTGATGAAAATGGCAATGCCTTTGCCAAGAAGATATTCGAGAAGATGGCGAAGCAGGAAGAAAGGTGGATGCAATCACAGGGCATAAAGAAGGCCGCTTGATGCGGCCTAACACTATCACTTGAGCAGCTTCAACCTAGCTGCGATAACCAGCTGGCACAGGATCTCTTTGCGAGTCTCTCTGTCAACGTCGCGACCGATAAGGACGCTGTTTCTATTCTCAAGCGACGCAAGCAGATCTAGATCTTGGGCTGATAGCGAATCTCGGTCAACTGGCTCAAACTTGCCTGTAAGCGCGTAGTTAACCAATTTAGCCTCATTGGCATAGTGAAAGTGCTTTGTTTCCTTCCCTTGCTCTTGGCGAACCATCATCAGTATCTCATTGGCTACCTTGTTGCTTGACTTACTGGCGTGGCGCATCATGCCCCAGTCTATTGACTCGCGCTCACCATGAATGATTTTATCGATCTGTAGATCGCACCAAACTGCAAAGTCGTCACTTAACCATCTAGCGAATGCGATTGCCATCTTTGGGTGCATCCATGTTCCACCGCTGCGACCCTTCTTGATATCCAAAAGGTCAGATTTATCGACCTTTAATGCGCTTGACATTGAGGTCATATATCTGACTGTTGAGTCAAGCTCAAGCCAGTTAACTGGGCGCTTACCAAACCTATCGGCGGCAATGGTGGCATTGAACCATCCAGAGTCATTGAATTGCATTACTTGGCCGTCAAAATCAGCCTTGATTAGCTTAACCATAATCTCACCCTCAAGATCCCGAACGATGATTGCGGCAACACGCTTCGGGTGTGACGTGCTTTCGGGGATCAACCTAGCCGCCAACAAACATTACCACAACCTGTGTTAAAATTCATCATCACCAACAAAATAGGTAACGACCATGCAAGTAAACGGCGGCGGTAACGGCAAGCAACGTCAGAAGATGCAAGAGGAAGCGCAACAGGCTTTCGCCAAGCGAGAGGAGCAGCTTAAGCAGATTCAGAATGGCGGCGGTAACGGCAAGGTTCGCCAAAAATGAGCGCCAATGACTGGCTGATGATTGCGGCCCTGGTTGCTGCTGTAGCCACTCGCTGGTGGGTGGTGGCCGGATTGGCTGCCACCTATTGCGCTCAGTCGGCTGTTATCTCACGGGATAAAAAACGTGCTAGAAATCTTAAAGGCTCTCGGCACCATATCATCCATGATTCTGATTGGCGTCATGGCTCTGCGATGGCTGCGAAAGACGAGGTTAAGTGATGACGAAGAAGATCCGTTGGAGTGTCGGGGCGATTCTGGCTCTGATTGCCATTCTAGTGGCGATGTTTCACAGAAAGATTGACGGCATGAAGGCCAGCCTAGCCCTTGGGATGTCGATGATTGGCGCTGGCATCACGAACATATGGCAATGGCTGCCGGAGAA